ACGAGAGGAGAATGTCTGACATACACCCTACCTCCATGAGTAACATCTAAATCTGTAGATAAATTCCAACGTAATCTTACTAATTTTTCATTTATTGGTTCGGCTGATAATCCAGTAACATTTGATGGTAATGCAGTTTTACCAACAGCATTGAAAGTCAGATCAGCAGAAGTCGCACTTGTCTGCAATGCAGCATTATAGCTAAATATTTGAAACTCATACGTTCCAATATCAGTATTGAATATCTCAAAATCAGGAGAAGAAACTGTTGTAGAAACAAAGTTACCATTGTTGAATCTATAGTTAACCTGATACTGCGTAACACCGACAATAGGCTGCCAACTGACAATAAGTTTAGATACCGCCTGATTATTTATCTCAACTAATTTTTCTTCAGCCTGTAAAGCAGTAGGAGGATCTTTAAGTTCATTTAGTATTGATACTGTTCTTGTCGGCAGTGTTGAACCATCTTCAATAAACGCATACTTTTCATTTACATAAGATAAAGCCGTAATTGAATAGTTTATGCCGTCAACTTCCTCAACACTAATAACTCTAAATAATTGAGACTGCACAGTGTCATCTGAAATCAACCAGTTTGCATTAACATTTGGTGCTTGAGAAAAGGCACTTGCCACAGTGATTGTTGCACCAGAGACGGAAACTATATCCTTTGTCTCCACTGTTCCATCTGGAAGCACCACAGACAGCTTTGCGTTGTTTGTAGATGGCAAGTCAGTGTTTGTGGAATCATCAACAGTAACAACAGTCGTTGATGTAACTGAAGAAATTTTGCCACCTCTTCTTAGACCACTCCTTAAAGGGTCTGCTATTTCTATGATTGCTGACGGCCTAACTACAATGCCGCTATCTATCGAAGTTGTAAAACTGCAAACCTCAGTTTCATTTGCCTCCCCGAAAAGGATTGCCCGACCTAATCTGGCCGCTTGTCCTCTTGAAGTACAGGCAAAAGCTTTTACTTGCTTGATACTTGTGCCTATCTTACTTATCAAGTTGGCATCTTCTACAACCTCAAAATCTATGTCTTGAGTGTCCATATTAAAGTAAGACACAGAAACTACACTGTGACGTTGTTTAAGGCTGCTACCAGAATATGTAAATCCATCACTGGTTATGTTGGACAAATTAAAAAGGTATGAGGCTGAAGCTGGACTGTCCTGTTTAAGAGAAATACTACCAGCAGACCAGATAGGCATACAACGCATGACCCCTGCAAGATCATTAATAAGATCAAAAGCCTCCGCACTGCCTTGAATATTTACATTGCAGCTAAATCTTGCTTCTTGTCCTCCCTGTCCATCATCAACTAAAGTGTTTGCAAACTTACTTGCGGTTACAAAGGAAAATAAATCAAGGCTGCTATCTGTTATATGATCTCCAAATCCATATCTTGTGTTAGTAAGAAGATCAAGTAATATCATTGCTGGGCAAGAAGTCCAAACAGCAGAACCCATGACACCATTAAATATATAGCCGTCTGGGTAAATTATGCGGCCAGTTGCACTGTCAACGTTTGGTGTACCAGAGCCGTTTGCTCCTGCGGCTGGGATTCTTACTTTGACTCCTCTAATTCTATATTTTCTTGATGGAATAGAACTAAACTGCATTGAGTCAAGCCTGATTGCAGCGTAAGCACTATTATCATAAGTATTTGCGTCATCTATAATCTCACCTAAACTTGTCCATTGAAAAGCATCAACTAAACTTGCATCTGTACTATCTGCGGTGACTCTTGAGACTCTAATATCAACAGGAAAAGCACCTGTTAACTCAACTCTGTAATCTCTCTGGTAGGCATCAGCAGTCCTTCCAGTAATTGTGTCAGTAATAATATCGCTGAAACCCCCAGAATTATATTGAACAGAAATCTTGAGTGAAACAGATGAACCAAGCAAATCTCCTTTTGTTGTAGCTTTTTGAATTTGAGGAAAAGTTATTGTGATATTCGCAGCGTCAACATTTGAATTTGTTATCTGTCTTGTAACAGGGCTTGAAGCTGTAACTACTACTCCAACTGCTGTAACAGAGGAACTACTTTCAATACCCTCAACTTTTGTTTGTCCAGACGTACCAAAGCGAGGATTAAAAGTTACATCTTGAAAATTAAAATCTGTTGCAACTGGATTTGCTGAGTTTGCAGTAGCTTTTAAAACAGGAGTATCGTTAAGGATTACATCTTTAAGGCAAGAGTTGTTATATGCAGTTGTTCCTTTTGTAAGTCCTTCCTTTGATGCTGAAGCAAAGCCTTCTATCTCCCCCTCAGAAATAAGGTCAAGAAAAGTTGCAAACTGCCTACTGTGTAAAGTGTCTGGTGTTCTTGTTGGCTGCGGTGGTGGTGGTGGGCTTCCTCCTCCAGAACCCCTTATAATTTTAGGTTTTGTCATGCTCTCACCTGCTGGGTGTCAATAGCTCCACTGATAACCACTGATCCAGTAATTATCTCGCCATAGACAACAGGCACTGGAGTTCCAGCCCTCGAAGTGTTTTGAGTTCCTCCAAAACTATATGACAACTTGGGGTCTTGTTCACTAGAAAACTCAGGCATTTTTGGCACAGGAAACAACATATCACTGACACCAGAAAGAACCAAAGCCGCACCAATACCAAATGAAGCTTTTGCTCCAAGAGCCGCTTTAGAAAAGCCTATTCCTTTAGCTCCAAATGAAACAGCCTTACCTGAAAAAGCACCGAAAGCACCCATACCAACAGCAATAAGAGCAGCCCCAAGCAATATCTTACCTACATTACCTCCAGCACCTTGTATGACAGGTACAAAATGTATATCCTGTTGACCTATAGGGTGATCTATTTCACTTTCATCAATAGCATAATCACCTACTTTCACCTGATAATATTTAGGATTCATATACTTTTCTACTCCTTCAAAATTATTCACTAAAAAACTAATTGCATGACTCAAAGTATCAGCCTTTATCTCAAACTCTTTATGGCCAATAAAATTGGCTAACTCTCCATATAGTTTTATTTTACGCAACATAACGCAACCTCTTACCTGTGCATTTTAGCAACCATTCAGAGTATGGCTCTATGCAACTAAGTCTATCTGTTAAATGGTGTAAAACATCACCATCTACGAAAATTGCCACATGATTCAAATTATTGGAAAAAATCGACATAAATAACAAATCTCCATTTATTAATTTTTCATCAGGATTAAGTTCTCTAAAACCTGTTTCTTCTGCACATTTTTCAAACATTGGATCTTTGTTGAAATCTTCCAGTGTTGTAGGTCTATGCCAGTCAATTAAATTTATATTTAGTTTTTCTTTATACCAATCACGAACTAAGGTATAGCAATCTGTGATTCCCCAAGCCCACTCTCTGCCAAGAATGGGAGCTTTATAACCTGTTGGCTTTAAATAACCCCATGACTCCGTTTTAGGGTTTACTATGTGCCAAACAAGGCCGCTTTGTTCACAGGCTACCTTATCGGATTGACTTGCTACTGGTGGTGTAACAGGGTGGCTATGAACCACAGCTATAATATCTCCTGTATTATCTGCCCTTATATAATCCTCTGGGTCAATAATAAAACACTGAAAAGCTGTCATTGATAAATTTTTACAAGGAAAATATCTTTCTTTACCTTTTATATTTAATAAAAGTCCGCAAGATTCTTTAGGGTCTTGGTCTTTCGCATGAGCAAGAGCAGCGTCTTTCCAGTTCATGCAATAAATGTTCCGATACTTGGAAAATTGTCTCTAGTACAAAGACGTTTAGGGCTTTTTACTCCAGCAAGATCAAAAGGGGCAGCAAGTTCAAACTCTACAATATCTCTTGTTTCTGATGATTTTCTGTCGATTTTATATATTTCTCTTGGAAATTCTGCTGTTGGGTCTGGTGTTCCTAAAGGATTGACTTGCTGTGTTGAGGTTGTCGTTGTTTCTTGAGTTGTTGTATTTGGATTATTCATTGTGATTGTGTTACCCATAGCATTTCCATGAACTGTGCAGTAATATCTCAAATCACTAGGAGCATCAGGATAAGCTGGCTGATAAGTGACTGTGGCATCTGTTCCAAGAGTCCCAGCATTTGTTGTAGTCTGCTGTCCTCCAGCATCAGATTTAATTCTCAAAGGGTGTCCAACGTTTGAGCTATCAGATTGATTAAATATATAAGTTGACCCACGTTTCATTGTTATAACAGGGTTATTAACACCATTTATTAAAAATATATTTATCCCACCTACGTTTGCCACAGTAACTGTGTAAGTTACAGATTCAGCATCTGCTGGGTCGGCAATTGTTGTTGTTGTTGTAGAACTTGTTGTAGTAACTGGAAAATTCACATTATCAAGATATCTTGCAAGTGTCCTTATCCTAGTTACAGTGCAGCCTGTCAGATCATTTCCTGTCGTTACCTGATTAACATTTAACAAGATAGCTGTAATAGTTCCAAGAGCATTACTAACTGTCAGTGTAGGTCTAGGAATCTGCCCACGTTGATAAGCAAACCCCTCTGCTGTAATTGGTAATTTAATATAAGTATTGCCAGCCCAGACTATATCTCCATTGTTATTTAAGTTTGTTCCATTGTGAAATCTATAAGTTTGAGCAGAGCCATGTAAAGCAACAGTTGTTTCTAAAGTAAAAAGCTCAATAATCGCAGAGGGATTTATCTTTTGTAAATCTGTAATTATTGGGGCAGTACTCATGGTTCAAACACCTCTCTAAATGTTGCATTAATAGTTGCCCTGTTATTGTATGGAATTGATTTTGTCCAAGTATCACAAACAAACTTCATTGAAGAACTTTCCCCTGCTGGTGTGTAGTCAAAACTAGCCTGATCATTTGCCCTTGCATCTAAAAAAGTTTCGATTGTATCAGCATCAGTTTCAGAAACATTGAATGTAAAATTAAATTCTTTTGGATTTTGATTCTGTGCAAGACCAAAAACAATGCGTTGCTCAAACCCATCAGCAAATCTTACAACCCTGTTGATAGGTGCATTAGTTTTTCTTGACCCATAAGAAGGCTTGATGTCTGGAAAAGTAGCCATTATGCTAATAAACCCCCTGCTCTTTTTTGTTGTATTATTTCAGATTGTACCGCCACCGCAATAAGTCTTCCAAGTTCTCTGCCTTCTTGTTCTCCTCCCTGTGCGTCAACACCTCCACTTACATCAACATTAACAACAATATTATTTGTCATGCTACCTCCACCTAATTGATTATTTGGAATAATAGTGCCAGCCCTTGATGGAACAAATAATTCTGGGCCTTTTTCTCCTACTATTGAAGGCTGCCCTACAGTTGGCCTTCCACCAGTGGCAAAGGTAGGTAAACTCTTAAATATTCCACCAAATGTACTAGATAATAGTGTATTAACACCAAGTCTTAGGAGTTGTCTAGCAATATCGTTTAATAAAGCGTTTGCTACCTCTGCTAAAGATTTTGTCTGCATGATCGCATCTGTTAAAGCATCACTTACACCTGTTGCAATATCATCTCCTATTTTTTTAAAAGCTTCAGATAATCTTTTAGCAGCTTCTTCAGATTCCTTAATTTTATCAACTTGCTTTTGTAAAGGTTTTAGTGCCAGTTCTTTTTTTAAAAGTTCATTTCCTAATTCAACTCCAAATTCTTTTTGCAACTCCAACCTTCTTTGTTCTATATCAAATTGAATTTTTCCCTCTTCAGTTCTTATTTTTGATCTTTCAATTATTTGTTCAAGTCCTTTCTTTTGTTCATGTATATTTTTAGCTGCTGTTTTAAATTCATTTGCTAAACTTAATTCTTCTGCTTTTTCTAAACCTTTTTTTAATTCTTTTAATTGATCGTTTGCTCTTTTTAAATCTACTTCAAAAGCTTCCGCACCAGAAACCATGACAAAATCTCCTTGATTTTTTGTAATTTTTGCGATTTTTTCTTCTAAAGTTGAAATTTCTTTTTCTGTTTCTTTAATTTTTGACTTAAATTCTTCAACACTACCTCCATCTAGTAGTTCATTAAATTCTTTTTGTTTATTTATTGCTTTAATAATTGCATTTGTCAAAAATGCAAACCCTCCAGCAATAGCTACTAATGGTAAAGCACTTAAAGCTAAACTTAAACCACCAGTTGCTATAGCTAATGCTTTTGTTGATAGTGATGCTGTTGCTTGTGCTTTTGCCAACGCAATTGCTCCAGCACTTGTAGCAGCGAATTTCGCAGTCAAAACAGTAAGTGAAGCTTTTAACAAAGCGTTTGCAGCAACAACTCCTTTAACAGCAAAGGCAACACCTGTAAAAATTAAAGCCGTTTTTCCTTCTGAGGTTTGTAAAAAATTACTAGTACTTAAAGTTAAATCTGAAAAAGCAGTAATGGCAGTTTTTAAAGCTGGACTCAATACTTGTCCAACAGTTCTTCCTAAAGTATCAAAAGAATCTTGTAATGTAGATAATTTACCATTTAACGTTGTTGCCTGTGCAGTTGCTCCACCAAAAAATGCACCGCCTTCATTAGTTAAGTTTATTAATGCCTGATTTACAAGATCAGCACCTATTTCACCTTTACGCATCGCAGAGGCAAAAGCCTCTCCTTGTTTGTTTGTTAATTTTTCAAGTTCACTTGTTATGTCAACTCCTCTTTCTAATAACTGTAAATTTTCCTCTTGTTGCAATTTACCTTTTGCCCTTATTTGTCCGAATGCGGTTGCTATACCTTCTAAATCAGCACCAGTAGCACCAGCAACCTCAGATAATCTCTTTGTAGTATCAACTAGTTCTTCTGTTTCAAAACCAAAAGCTTTTAATCTCTTTGTTTGCTCTATTAATTGACTACTTGTAAAAGGTGTGACAGCACCAAATTCTTGAAGCTCTTTTATTATTTTATTTGTGTCTTTGACAGATCCAGTAAGAACTTCTAAACTTTTTCTTTGTGTTTCTAATTCTGCTGTTTTAAAAAAAACAAATCTTGATGCACCAACTAATGCTATTGCAGATGCAACTCTAGCAACTTGAGTTTGTAAACCTCCAAAAGATCTTTGTAATTGAACAGTTTGATTTTGTACATTTCTTAATGATCTAGTCGCACCACTAGCATTGACTCTGAGTTCTACATTAGAAACTGCCACGACTAAACAATAACTCCTTTAACTATACTTGGCTTTGCGTTTAGCCGCATCTGCCTGTTTCTTTTCTCTATCATACTTTAATTCATAGTAACCAGCAAAAAATATCAACTCTTCCTCAGTGAGTTGACACCTTAATTCACTTACTGTCTTACCTAATTCTGTTGCAAGGAAAAACTCAAAATTTAACCAGTTATCCCCCCTTAAAATTCCTTTACGTTATCAATAGTTGCATTTTGATTTACACCAAACAAAAATAGCTCGATCTCGTTTAATACATTTTCTGGCAACTCATTTTGTAAATTTGCAAAATCAGCAGGGTGAAATGCTTTTGTACCATCTTCATTCTCTGCCAACTGACAAAGCATATGTGTAGAAACAACTAACGGATCCTCACTGCCAGCCCTTTGTGTTGCTCTGGCTCTATCTGCCCTTGTAATAGCCTTGAAATATAAACTACATACTGTTTTGCCGTCATTATCTTTGACGTCAAATTTACGCCTTTTAGAAAGGTCAAAAGCGTCCTTTAAAAGGTCGAGGGTTTTCTTTTCTGCCATAAATTAAATGCGAAGTATTCTTAATTTACTATATGTCTGAAGTTATTGCACCTGTTGTCTGGAATGAAATGTTTATTACTTGAGTTTCTCCAAGTGTTGCACCATATTCAGCACTTGTAATAATTCCAGAAAAAGCTAATTTTTTAGAACTAGCTGAACTATCAGGGAACAGTTCAAATAATGCGTCACCAGCATCACCTGTTGTTAATATGTCCTCAACAAATGAAAGATAGTCTGCATTACCAGCATTGTCATAAATCAATTCTGCTGAACCTTCACCAGAAATAAGACCACCAATAAAAGTTTTTGAAGTATCACCTTGAACTGTAGTTTCTAAAGTATCCTTTGAAACTGATAATGACCAAGACCTAGTTCCAGCAATATCGGCTTCAGTTCCAGCCGCATTATGAAACATAATCTTGCCTACATCACCTCTGATAGCTGCCATGACAAAAAAAAGAAAGATTTATAAATATATTAACTCTTTTCAGAGTTTTTTACATCTTTTTTAGATTTTTGTTGACTCTCCATATATCTTTTGCAATTAGGATCCCACATTCTTGAATCTCTTACACCTTTGACAGCTTCGATAGCGTTTAACATCTCTTCTGTAAAAACAAGCTTTGGCATGATTAAAGATCCTCGTAAATTGTAAATGTTATTCTAATTTGTGTTTGAAATTTACCTTCTGGACTTGAGGTAAGAATCTCAGGGCCAATAGGTGCATCAAAAATAACACTTGATACTGTAATTCTATTGTATAAGTCCCTTAGTCTTTTGCAAATTGTAAAGTTAGACCCTGCCCCAAGACCTTCTTCTGTAAATACGTTCAATAAAACAAGGCCATCAATCTGGTTATCAGAATCACTTGTTCCTCCCTGAGTAAGATATGAATTGTTTCCAAAGCTTGTTATACATTGAACAAAAGTATCCTCTGCTGTTGAATCAAAGGTCATATTATTAAAAACAACAGGGATTGCTGGGCTTGAAGCAAGCTCTGTTGCTAACCTAGCCTCTATTGTGGATCTTACTGTATTTAAATCTGTAGCAGCCACTATATTCTCCTCTTAATTTTTTCATATTCATCACCAGCCCACTTTTGTAATTCTTTTGCAATAAGTTCTGGAAATCCAGCTTGTGTTTTTTGTCTTGTGCGGTATTGATTATTCCATGATGGTGGTAAGTTCTCACCAAAACAAACTGGTTCTGCATATGGCAAGTTGTTACTCACTATGCCTTCAAATTTTTTTATATCTGTCTGCCAAGCGGCTCTTAATCTACCAGTATCGACTGGTGTGGCCTTCTTTACTCTTGCTGTCCATTCCAAAGTGGTAGCAGCAACTAAAGTTTCCACAGCTTCCTCCATCACATCTGGGATTTCCAATATAGTTATTTGTCTTGCCATTTTTACCTCAGGATAAGATCAAAGCTAACAGCAGTATTATTTTGCTCATTTGTTATTACTTGAATAATTTTAAATTCAACATTACTTATCACCACTCTGTCTTTTGTCGTAGGGGCAAAGGTTAAATCACCAGCAGATATAGTCAGTAACTTATCCTGTGATTCAATCAAATCATTTACTTGATTTCTAGAAACATTACTCAATGCACCTTTAATAGTTGTATCAGATGTAGATTCTGTAATGGCTCCAGTAGTGGTATTGTATGCCCCTGCTGTTACTTGTCTGATAGTCACATCACCACCAAGCTTCTTCAGTGAAGCACTGGCAGCTTTTTTTAGTGCATTAGCAAGGCTCATAATGAATAAGCTATGACCTGACCACTTGCAAGAGTGATACTTGTAATTACACCTTCAATCTCTGAAGATGATTTCATTGTGATGCCGTTGATAGTTGAAGATCCATTTTCTGTTAAGTTCTCAGCAACAAGAGTTACCTCTGCGTTTGATAAACAATGCACCTTACCAAATCTGCCTGTATGTGCATTTGTATCTGTAATGATTAACCCTGCTGGGTATGAGTAGCCGTAGTTCACTTTAAGACCTCTTGATTGATAAGTTTGCTCTTCCACCTATTCTAATACCCATCAAGTAATGATCAACTATCGGTGGAATACGATCAATACCAGTAGCCCCATAAAATCTAGGGGTCACATTTATATTTCCAACACTGACAGCAGCAAAGTCCTCCAAGCCGCTTAGTTCCAATCCGTTCCTGTTGTTGTTTAGATAAACAGCCAAGATAACCTGTGCGTGTTTTACCCTGTCTGGAATTTCAGTATCAAGATAATAATCAGCAACTAATCTATTTGGAAAGCTTAAGCCATACAAGTTTGTGTATGTATCAGGCTTCCTTACTCCTGATCTAGGCCACTCTAAAGCTTGAGTATCAGATACCCTTGCCCCTAAAAACTTTTCTCTATCAATTCTTTGGGCTGCTGTAAAAAGCGCACGATTTTTATTATCGTTGCTTGAGCCGTCCCATGCCGCAGTATCATCACTGAGAACTAAACCCTCAATAAATGAGTTTGCATCATCAAGAGTTATATAAGTGTTTGCGTTAGCACCGCCAACAGTAGCATCAAGAGTTATTGCCATTGAGTTTTACCTTTTTGGGCTTAGATTTTGGTTTTGGCTTTTCAAGAGTTTGAACAAGTGAAGCTGCCTTTTGAGCAGCCTCATTTTGTTCTCTCATTCGCCTAAAAGCGAAAATTGCCATTAGCTTGATGCACCCTTAAGAGCAACAAAGTTAATAACGATTGCTTGGCTTAAATTACCAGCAGATACGTTAGAAACTGTTACTGCAAAAGAACCATCTGCAATAGCATTTGCATTTACTAAGTATGAACCAGCAGTTCCAGCAGAACCATGACAAGCCACAACAACGTCTGTTGCTGCAACCTTGCTGTTAGTTACTGTGAAAGATACCTCAACACCAGCGTCAAGCTGTGCAGCGTTCATAGTAATTTGTCCACTCTCAGCGTTAAGAGTTACACCTGTTGATTTGCTAGTAGCCTGAGTAACAGTTCCACCAGCAGTTGGGCCTACTAAAGACCCAGCAGTTACGTCAAATAATGAAGGCATGATTAATCCTGATTAGATACGTTAGTTGCTCTAACAATACCGATATTCTTTGTTTCATAGACTTTCGACCAAGAGCCTACAGTTTCGAGAACGCTTCTGTTGGGATTAACAGTAGACACTGCATATTTCAATCCAACAGGGTGATAGATATAGTGGAGATCCACTGCCATTGCTTCCTCAAGAGCAAGAATGTCTCTATCTGTTTGTGTTCTGATTGGTGCTTGCTCACCTGTAACAACTGCTCCTTGTGTAAAGAAGAATGTTGAATATTCAGTTGAAGCTCCAGAACCTGTTGTTGGAATATCGTCAGAAACAATAATTCTTAAACCACCAAATGTCTCAACAACATTAGGGCCATCAAAAGCTCTAGTTGTACTACCACCTGTAGCATCTCCGTCTGGTGCGCCTGTGTTGTCGTAGATACGATCAATCATATTACGCTCAAGCAAATCACCATAAACATTAGAGTGCATTGCTATTGCTGTAAGCTTGCCGCCTTGATCTCCAAGCTTTGATTTAGCTCTTGCGATATGACGAGGGCTTAATACTGTAGGAGAATCACCTGACTCACTGTCGATTGTTAGATCAAATAAAGCTGAACTGCTTGAGTTTGCGTTGATAGATCCAAATGCACCAGTTAAGCAAGAATACAAATCTTTTTGCTTTTGGTTGTTTACATAAGCAGCCATCTTCTGAGCAATAGCAGCCATAGGATCTATGCCACCACCTACTGCAAGTGAAGCTAAATCTCTAGAACTGAAAGCTCTACCTCTATGAAGTACAACTCCAATCTGGTTGTCAGCAGTGATCTTGCTAGGTGTTAATGATGTTGAGTCTGTTAAGACTTCAAAATCTCCAGATAAATTTGCTTTATAAAAAGGAAGCTTGACGAAATCGCCCCCACGTTCTGCGGATAAATTTAATTCTGCCAAAGGTTGCACTACCCCACTCTGTAAGAAGCTGTCAGTTTGAGTTGTCGCTTCGATTAAGTAGGGAGTAAACACCTCAGGAATAATTAAATCCGATCTTAATGTTGCCATTAGAATTTAATTAATATGTTTACTTCGAGGCACAACCTCTGACATGGCACAACCACGTTGTTACTATACTAACCGCTAACTGCGTTTTTGAGCATATTATATTTATTTATATCTGTTCTATATAACCTACTTTGCTCTGTAAGGTTAAAAGATTCCTTCGCAAAGGGGTTCTTTTCACCAGCAGCCACTGTTTCAGTCTGAACTTTAGTTGTCGTTGCTCCACCGCCTTGAGGTCTTGGGTTCTTCTGTACCCATGCTGGCATTTTTGACATTGCCCAATCTTTAACTGGAGTCCTGTTGTATCCATCAACTACAACAACTGTCCCATCTGCTTCTCTTGCAAGTTGATCCTTACTGATGCGAGATAGTACATATTGGGGATCGTGTACAACATCAGCAAGGGCTGTCACTGCTGGGGCTTCAACTTCAAGTTGTCTTTGTCTAGCTTCTAGCTCTTGGATTCTTTTGTTCTTAGCCTCTTCAGCATCACGATACTGCTGTGCCTGTTTAGCAATCGCTTCATCATATCTGCCTTTTGCCTCAAGTTCTTCCTGTTCCTTTTGTTGTTTAAAAGCAATTAGAGCATCTACATCAACATCTGGTGGTACAGCTTTTGCCGCCTCCTTTGCTTTTTTGTAATCGTCTAAGATTTCTCTGTTGCTTTTTCTGAGTGCTTCAACTTCTGCCATCAACGCTGCACTATCTACAGGTGGATTTGGTTTGATTGGTTCGTCAGCCATAAATAAAAAATTTACAATTATTCACAATATTAGCTCCACTTTGTTCTGTCTGCCCAAAAAGCTGCTGACATTTTACCTTTGGCAATATTTTTAGCGTGTCTAGCCTTAAAACTCTTGCGTTTTGCTTTGTCTGCCTCTGATTCTCCCTTTCTAGGCGGTTTAGTCTTTGCCCCTTGCATACCAAACCTAATTAATTTAACTTTATCGCCTTCTTTTGCAAGAACAACGTGAGACTTTGTTGGGTGTGATGGGGTTCTTTTTGGTTTGTTGAAACCAGACAATCCAAATCTTTTGAGTCTAGGATCACTCATTTGCCTTTTTGCCTCATAGCCATTCTATGAGCTTCAGTAAATGAAACACCTTCTCTCATCTTGCGTTTCATATATTCCATGTGAGCCTTTGTGTGACCATGAGCCTTCTGGTGCTTTGCAAGTGTGTTTTTTTGTCTGGTAGTAAGTTTCATCTTCTTTTTTGGTATTTGTTGTAGATAGCTGCGTCTGCTGTTCTTGCTTTATCACCTCTCATGTAGCTGTTTACTCTGCCCATAGCCCACGCACCCATAGGAACATTTCTTGATCCAGCAGAAAGGTAAGCACCTTGTCCCTTGCGATAAACTTCTGCAAGTTCTCCATAAAAAAACTTAGTCCCATCAGCTTTTTTTTTGAGACTACCTTTTACTTTTTCGCTTAGTGGTTTTCTTCTTTTTGCCTGTGACATTTTGTTTGGTGCGTGATTTAGATACAGCTTTTATATCAATATACTCTCCTTTTCTATAAGCTTCGGCAGTTCGCTTTATCTCAGCCGCTTTCGCAGACCTGTTTTTAGAACCAGACAGATATTTTTTGGGAACACCTGTCTTTTTGTCCTTTGGAACTCGCCTTAGTTTTCTAGTCACTTCTTAGTTTTCTTTTTAGCAGTGGGCTTGGTTTCTTTGGGCTTTTTTGTTTCCTCTTCGCCCTGTACCTTAAAAATATATCCCATTACTTTTTGCCTCCTTTCTTTTTCTTCTTTGTTCCCTTTGGTTTCATAGAACCATAACCAACACCCTTAGGCATAACAATAAAAGTAGCTGTCTTTATATTACTTCCTTTTGCGTTTTTTAGCAGTCGATAAAGCTATTGCCTGTGCTTGTTTTAATGTCTTGCCCTCTTTCATCAGCAAACGTATATTGCCAAAGATAGCCTTTTGTGATTTGCCTTTTTTAAGTGGCATAACTAAACTACAACTATGCTTACTATAACTATCACCACCCCATTAGGGGATATTGAGATTCAACATTCTAATAAAACAGCAAAGGCTGTAGGTTCAAAAGATGCCGTTGAGCTTTGGGAAAATGATGTAAGAGAGGGACTATATGGTGTTCATGGTCATATATTTGATAAAAACAGTTGTGATATTGCAGATGTAATTAATGCAGCCGTTAACTCAGTTGGGTTGTCAAACGTAAAAGTGCCAGAAAAATCAAGACTACAAGCTGTCAAAGATTTAAAAAGTTATACAACTGGATATGCTATAGACCCTTTGCCCTAGACATACCTACAATTAACTCAAACAGTTCTGGGTGTTCTCTATATAATTTAGCCATATTTTCTACTTTTCCAAACTGTTGGACAGTCATTGTTAAAACTTCAGATGATTCAAGTTTTTCTTTTATTCCAAATCTTGAAAAATCATATGGTTCATATTTTTTCCCCATATAAGGATCTAAATACTTGTCAACAAATGCTTTTTCTCTTGGTTGATACCTAATATTTGTTATATCTTTGAGTTTATAAATTGGCTTACCAGCAGCCCTGTCAATTGCACCAGACTCAGGAAAAGCTCTTTTGTTATGGATAACTTCCTTTATCTTTGCATTATCGGTAAATCCCTTTTTAAATTTCCATTCATTCATATAATTATTTAGTTTAGGGTTCATAACTTCCACTGAATGAGTGATTTCGTGGAATGTTGTAGATTTACTAATCTTTCCTTGTCTATTAAGTTGTGTAGTAATAGAACCTTTCCAGTGTGAATTAGATGCTCTGCTTGCTTTACCAATTTTTGTTATAGCTGGAACTCCATTTTCAGCATCAATAAAACCATTACCATTAAACATTCTTATATATTCATCTAACTGACCTCTGATTTCTGTTTTCTGAGCAGCGTTCCATGTTGTAATCTTTGTATTTTTAATATATTTATTTACTTGTGCATCATTTAGAGTCGTTTCAAGCATTTTATTTCTCAAAGTAGTTAATCTAGTTTCAAATTTTTCTCTGAAATCAAAGTAATTCTTTTTAACTTTTTCAAATTTATCAAAAGCACTCATATCTCTAGCTGCCTCTTTCGCAGCAACTTTAAATTCAGCCTCAAGTTTTTTAAGTTTATCAACATCAAGTCCACCCACTTCATCAATCAAACCTTTGCCAGCTTTTCTTAGTTGCTCTGGACTTGAGTCAACTAGCCTTCTCTCAAACGCCACAGGTTTAGTTACAGGCTTAGGCTTTGGTATCTTGATCGTTATATCACTGGGCTTACCATACAATCTCTCCAAGTCCTTCAAACTTCTTTCGCTTCCATCTTCCCTCACCATCTTTCTTATAGCCTTCTGACCTGACCCTTCCTTCTTTGCCAAGCGTTCAAAATATCTTACCTTCTGTTCATTACCTAAAGTCTTGACCTTTAGTTTCTTATCTTGCCCTAAAAGCCAGTCACCATACTGAGTGTCCTGTGGTACTCTACCAGTCCCCTCTCCTGTAGGTCGGGTTACAACTTTGCCTTTGGGTGGCGGTGTTAGATCCTCAAATCCTTTTTGTTTCTTTAACCCTGCATAATCAACAACAGGAACAGTAGTAGATCGGCAGTTAAAATGCTGTGGCGGTGTAGGGCCTTTGTTGTATTCAAACTTTCTACCATCAAGTCTTTTACATATTGGACTGGTTTTTGAATCAAGCGTTGCAACATATTCATACTTTGGTGCGACCTTACTGTTAGCTGCATAAACAGCCTGTGATGCTTGGTTCTGGACTTGGTTTACAGATGTTCTGACAATAGTTTGTATCTGATGATTAGCTAATTTTGTAAGTTCACCACCAGCTTGTGCTATCTGTCTAACGCTTCCCCTCTGTCCAAACTCCAGCCTACCTATCATTCGACTTGCTATCTGCTGTGTTGACTCTCCACTAAATACACCCTGTCTGATAGTCCTAGCTAAACCCTCCTGTTGTCTTGTTGCTATACCTCTAAATGCTTTCTCTACTGTTTCTCCATTTGGTAAGGTCTGCATTGCACCTTGTCTTGCAGTAAGTTCAAACTTTCCAGAGCCAAACTTCTTAAAATCATCTTCTGTAAATTGCTTGCTTGTAAATATGTTTACCTTTGTGGGATCTGTTGTGACAAACGACTCTGCATATTTAGAACTAACAGCTACTGAATTGATGGGAATATTTCCTGATTTTACAGCTTTTTTCAGTTCGCCCTCTATAAATCCAGCCTGTACCTTTGCCAAACCTTCAATCTCTTTTATCATCTTCTTTGTTGAAGTCTTAGACCATTTATCCAGACTACTTTTTGACTGAGCTATGATTGCCCTCAATCTTTTTTTAGTTTGCGGTGCTATGACTACACCTTCTCCAGCCTTTGCCTGTCTGATATTTATTGCATTGAGCTTTCTTGCTGCAAGTAAAATAACGTCATTGTAAGTTCTAACTAGATCTACTGATACGGCATTACTGTATCTATTTATATCAATAGTTTCCCTAAAAAATACCTCTGGAATACTCATCTATCATTCTTCCTCTTGTTCCTCCTCTGGGTCTGGGTCAGGTTCTTCTGGTGGCTCAACTTCTGTAAGACCTCCCTGCTGTGTGCCTTCAATCTCTTCCTCTACGTCAAAGTCATCACCCAAAACCTCACCAGCAGAAAGTTGATTCAATAATGTTTCCTGAGTAATAGTTCCAGCAGTAAACAATGTAAGTAAACTTGTAATCTCCTGTGGTTCTAGTCTTGCACTTACGAAATCCCTGTTAACAAAAGAACTACCAGCATTCGGTTCATTAAGATATTCACTGTGGAACTTAAGGCAATTATCAATCAGGTCTTGCATCTGCTGTGCTATTACCATCATTGTGCTGTCATTCTGCGATCTATCTATCCTCTTAGCTTCTGCTGATTCTCCTACAAGTTTCTGTCCAAGCACTGCGGCTAATGACAATGTATTGATCTGCTCTGCAATATCTTTCAGTCTTGTGAACTGACTGTCATAGCTATCGCCAGATGGAGAAATATATTCCATGCGTGACTCAGGTGGCAGTGATAATGCTTCATTAGGGCCTGTTGTTATCTCATCTGCATTTGGATAGCCAAAGACTGCAAGCATAGGAACAGAACTAATATGCAAGATATTATCCAAGTCAGACTGTATCTGATAATGCTTGAGGTTTAGTTCAGCAATGTCATACAAAGGACTGCGACTTTCGTAGTAACCAACTCTGTTTGAATAAGCAATAGCAAAAGGAATCTTGTCCTTAAGGCTCATTTCACCTTCATCAAACAATTTATATTCACCTTTCTTTTCATCTTTTCTATGAATCTCATATCTGCCCCTTTCAAGCACTCTGATCTGTTTAATGATCTTGTCACCATACTTCCCATCTGGTTCAACAACCTGTTCTAATAAACGCAACTGTGTGAGTTGCCTTACGCCATCTACAATCTCAGATCTAAATCCTAAAATATCTTTTGGTGTATATGTCACCCAGTAGGGTCTGGTCTTGTCCCCTTCCTTTGGTGCATCTACTAGTACTCCAACATGACCAAAGCTGATTGCTAGTCTTGCTGTGTTGTATAACCAAACATTGAGATCATTACCCTCAAGGTCAACATCAAAAAGTTGCTCACGAACAAGATCAGAAACGTCATCTAAACGGACTGGCTTTCTGACCAGCATACCACTGAGCATTTTCTCAATACGCTGCAAATATGGCACTACTGTTGATCTACTTAGCCTTACGTCATAGCTATCATCTGTTTCTCTTGCTTCCTGTGGCAAATACTTTCTATGTTCACTCCTGATTTTGTATGTTCCTTCCTTCAAATCTGTTATCAAATCCCAGAACTGACTCATTCTCTGGTAGGCCGCATTAGGGCTTGCAACTGTGGTAGCAGCTTGTGTTATGGGCTGATTGTAAATATTTAGTGAGCTATACACAGTTTTGCCTCAATACTATCATGTTCTTAATATATTCTAATCCCTGTTGCTTTGCCCGACCTAGCAAATAATGGATTGAACTCACGCCATATCAAATATCCCACAGCGTCAGCCATATGGTCATAGCCTGACTCTTTATCTGGTTCTCCCTTTTCTGTGTATGACTGAAGTTCCATTGATTCAATTAGCTTTCTGCAACTGGCATGGATTTGTAAACGGCTTTCCCCTTTGCCGTTACATAATAAAGCCTGTACGGCAGAAATCCTGTCTCTGACTGGCGGGTTGCTGCGTGGGCTTTGATTGCTGAACCCATATCCTTCAAGAATCTGAATGTCCGTCTGACTTGCATTAGTACTTCTGTTGCCTCCACTTGCATCTGGGTATATGTAAATCTTATTCATAGGGTATCTGGCTTTGATCTCTTGGGCAATGCTATCTGTATCATGACTGCCACTAATCTCATCAAATATTAACAATTTTTGATTTTGAACAATACCGATCACTGCGTTCATGTTGCCTATGTTGAAGTCCATGCCCACTCTCAATGGTTCTAGTCCTATCTCTGGTTTGACAGTGGTAACATTGTTTTCTCTGGTAAAGCGATCATATACCTGACCTGTAGTTAGATTGATAAATTCCCCATTGAGATATGCCTGTAACATTGATGGATCATAGTTAGCTTGCATACGTTCAATAAAGTCACTAGGCAAATGTGGGTTATCCTGAGTCCTCATCTTGATTAACTGCCTATCTGTTCTCTCTTTTGCTTCATCTGTACCAAAGGTGTTGTATAGCCATCTAAATCCCTCTGGTGTACTGGCTGCACAAAACTGACGGACATTACCAGCCCTTAACCTACCAAGTATTTTAGGGAAAGCTTTATCTGCTATAGCTGGACTTACAACATCTATTTCATCTACTAATACATGGGAAAGATTCAGACCAATTATTCTAGACCAGTTTTCAAAAGATCTGCATAGTAATTTGCTATCACCTTCCTTGAAGTGCAAAGTATATTCTGGAAGCGGACTAGCTCTGAATGTGTAAGGGATTTCATATTGCTCAAGGAACAACTCAAAGTCTGTTTGCCATATGTCTCTAATAAGCGGAGCAGTTGGTTCCATAACAGCACCAATAAATCCAATATTCATTGCAGCCAACTTTACAGCCATACTGCACAAGGCTCTTGTCTTACCAGCACCATATCCAGCAGAAAGTCCAACTATTTCATTTTGATTATCAAAGAACTGTTGCTGCGGTGGGTGTAAATCAGTCCTGATCCTGTTTAACAAGTCATCAGTATCAATATCAACATAGTGACTACCAACATGATCTAATACTGATCCTTCTCTGTTCAGTATGCTCAAGACATTACCTGACCGACCTTTGCCATTGAATTTATACAGCCCAAAGCAACTGTTAACTGACCTGATTTCCTAGCCTCTTTTGCCAGTGATGCGTATTGAGCTAAAACTTCCGCAGTAAATTGTCGTCTATCAATATCAAAGTCTTGTTTAAGAATCTCTCTAGCATCTTGAATATAACTATCAACAGTCCTTTGAGCTACACCCCACTCAGTTGTGGCAAATTGCAGTATATCTGATCTAACAGTACCAACAGACATAAGTTTAGCCACTTTGTTCACTCTGAACTCATGCTCATTTTTGCTAGTTCTGCCGTTAGCCACTATGTAATTATGGTTTTTATTATTCTAAATGTAGCGTCAATCGCTGGTTTTTGTCGATTTCTGTTGTTTTTCCCAGCTTGTTTTGAGAAATATTAGTTCATCAATGCGTTTTTTTAACGCTGTGATACGGTCATTATTGAAGGTGTTAAAGTCTTTATTTTTCATTTTTTAATTTTTTTGCATATGCTTTTGCAAGTTCAGAGCCAGAAAACTCTTTTTCTTTACCTCTAGAACAACAATTAGCCTGTGGTTTAAAAATATCATCAAAGGCTTGTATCAAATCTCCAATTAAATCCTGATTTTCATTTCCATAAATACTGTCACCAAACCTATTTTTATGGTTAAGTTGAAAAATCCAGTCCAACATTTCTGCTGTGCTGTTAATTCTTTCTAAATCAATTTCATAAGCCCAACGACCTCTTTTTGTTTGCAATTCCAATACAAGATTTGAAGATCTAAATATCCAGTAACCCCATTGTTTTCTAACAGGCCATTTATATTCGTGAAGTTCTTTTATGTTGCAACCTTTTGGATATTTTAAATGGAACTTTTGTGCTTCTTCATTTTTTGCACAGATAGCAGATTTATAAGTTTTCATTTTGTTTTAGCCCACCTTTCTCTTTGTGACGCAGCTAATTTTTGATCATAACCAGCATCAATAATTGCTTGTTTAGTTTTTTCTGGATAGTACATAGTCCTGTGGTGATAATGCTCTCCTACAATGTAGTGTTCATTTTCTTTTAAAACACCAATTTTTTTATATCTTTTCAAGGTTGTATTTGTAATATTTATAATTCTTTCGGTTTTACAAGCATCAAACAACCCCATTTTTTTGTAGTCCTCAGTAGTTTTCATGTTGATATATTTTGAATAGTCTGTTGGTTTATATTGTATAGGTTTGATAATATTGTCAAACTCTTGCATCACTTCATCAGGGATACCATTTTTGTAAAGAGTAAGACTTTTTATATCACCAGCTTTTGCCATCTGTAAAAT